ATCCTAGTAGGGTGTTGATTCTACCTACAATCACCTTATTAAGTGTAAAATTAAGTGATGGTGCTTCCCCATAGTTTGGTTCAATAGAAATGTATGTGCCCTCATTATAAAAGGCAGCTAGCAAATTCCCCTCTGACCCCATCTCGATCTTGGGATATTCACCATTTGTACTACTTAGCAAAAACTTAGTCAATGTAACTAAGCCTGACTCAAACACCTTAAACGCTGCCTTAGCACGGTCTGGGTCACCTGCCCATATACGCAGGTCATCTTCTTCCGTTCGTGCACTGGATAAGCCCACGGCTCCGTCTTTGGATTGTAGCTCTGTTTTTCCGACGTTGTATCCGCCAATCTCGCGGACATTTTTACTATCTATCGCACCATTCACGATAAATTCTAATTCCTTCACCACTCTTGCAAACAAATCTAGCAACTGGTCATGAGTGGTCTGTGCAACTACTTGTGGAGCCTGAAACATTGCCATGTAAAAACCTCCTAATATAGTGGCAATTCGCGTTGTTGCCGGGTCAATTCATGCAGTTTGAAATAACCTGTACCCTCGAATTTAATCCGAATATAATTTTCATTCGCCATTTTATTGACGGGTATGATCACGCGCTGCTTAATAAGGTTGTTAGCTGGTGCAATCTCACCGACCTGTACCCAATCGTTGCCGTTTATAGATGGTGACAACGATATTTTAAGGTTGCTGCCGGACAGCAGATCCACCACAGCCCATAATTTATACATCCTCAGCTTTTGGGCAATCGAGCTATTGTTAAACGGCTTTGTGATAAGCGACCATTTAACGTCCTGTGTGCCATCCTTAGCGGCTCCAAATAGCTGTAGCACTCTGCCCTTGCTATCGCCTACATAGAGGTTGCCGCTCATCTCTGCAAAGCACAGTGGATCAATATCATTGAACATCGTCCAAGCTTGAATGCGTGGGTCATAATTTAATATGTCGTTTTGGTGAGTGGAAAAGAATAATGTCTTACCATCTGTCCCGGCGCAGCTTGTGCTTGAGACACCGTTTATAAAGCCTTTGACGACCTCACTAAACGATTTATCAGGTAAGATACCACCGGTATATTGATAGACACCATTTAAGTTGGCAAAGTAAATGACACCGTCCTGCGTGATTACGCTTTGATTGTTACGCACTCCGATACGGTCAGCCACCATCTTAGTGGTAAAGTCCGATGGAACACCGCCGTACATCTCGTGCAAGCTGTTTGGCATGCCTATCGTAAGCTTGGTTAAGCTACCGGACAGCATATTTACGGTTTCCCCTGCCATGGACTCCATCTCTTTGCCGTAGCTATCCTCGTCATCACCGTTGTATAGCTCCCACTTTTCTGGTTGATCCAATGCACATGATTTAATCTCCTTGCCTACAGCGCACCATAACCTATTTTGGTAGGTGGTAATATAGTTCCCTTTGGCTGGTGCTCCGGTTAAATCAGCTACCGTAGTGCCGTCATAATGCTTGATAGCATCTACTCCGTTGGCGCCTACTAAGTGGATATCTGACCAATTACCTTGAAAGTTCGTAAACGACCAGCGAGCCGAGGTATCCAGTCCTGATGCCAGCGTCTGCCAAGTATTATTGTTAAATACTCGCCATGTGCCATCTCCAAAGACAGCATGCAACTGCTGATTCTTCCATACTCCCAATCCCAATACTGATGTGCTTATCGCACTGCCAAGTACGCTGTAACCGCGCCTAGTTGCTATGACTGGGTATTCGTCCAATACAAAGTTGCTGATGCTAGTAAAAAGGTTATCCGCAATGGATAGAGGGTCGAAACTACTCAACCCTTTCCATTCACGGACCGTAATAGCCTGCTGGATGCCAGGTAACGGCTGGTAGTTGGCTTGTGGGTATCGGATCACATTCACGATACCACCGCCCTTTGATAGTTCTGCGCAGCCACGTTCCAGGCGTTTTTATACTGGTTCTCATAGTTGGCCGCTTTAACCTCATCATCCATACTATGGGCGATGTATGCAGCAAGAGCCGGGATATACGTCCAGTGATACTCTGCTGGCGCATCCGGCTCTATGGTTAAGTTGCTGCTTGTATAGGTTGTGGTGCCAATCCTACTGTACCTCACCAGACCTCCTAAACCTACTGTATACGGTGGCGGCGATAGGGTTAATACTTTCGTTCCATCATCGAATCTAAACGTGTTTTGGAGTGGATTAGGAGCGTCTGGCGATAGCTCATTATATTTGACCACGCCACACATCACGTAATCTATATTTTTAAATCGCACATTAGCAGATAAAGTGTATTGGCTTTGGTCCAGGACCGATGTAAACGAGTCAAAGACTGGTATCTTCACCACGTTAAAAAAATCCTGATTGATTGCATTTATCCAGATCAGTTTATCCGCTGTGTCGACTGCATTGGGTACTAATAAATCTGCTTCGGTAATGATTTCGCTTATTAGCATCGTCACACCCCCAAGATAATCAGATCAACCACAACGTTTGTCCCAGCCGTCATGACCGTACCCTTTACGTTTAGCGCCCTGATGAATACCTGTGTGGAGTCTTGGGCTACGTTAGCTACGTTTATTTCTTCCGCTCCTATGCCAGATGGAGAAGTGCGGACCATAGCCACAATACGTGGTGTCTGAGTATATTTATTGCGGAAAGCATACGCCACGGAATCCGTTCTATCCGTACCATTACAGGTTAAAGTGAGTGTCGACGATTCATATACCTCGTTACCCGCGTATCCTGTCGCTGGCAACACTGTACCCGAACTGTTAAAGCTGTTCGTGAAGTTGTTTTGCTGGCTGATAATACGGGTCAATCCAGTAAACAACCACGGCGCAAGTAATTGATTATTATTCGGCGCATAGTACCGATTGTTCATGTGCGTTATATCCTGAGCACTCATTATATTAAGGTGATATTTTGTGGTCGGCGTTGTGCCTACCAAGTGGAGTTGACTATTCCTAATGCTAGAGTTTTCCACGCCGTTAAACGTGGTTGTCGTGCCATCCAAGGTAACCAAATCGGCAGCCGCGTCGGAATAACCTGTCAATTTTGCGTCTGAAATCTCAATGCCTGCGGTGAATGACCGGGCCTGATCACCTTCGGCGTACACGCAACCTGTTTTTGTAGGAGCTATTCCAAGCGGACCCGAGCTTCGACTACCAGCGGTATAACCGATGTACACGCCGGATACCAGCCGAGCAAATTTACTGCCCTTTAGATAGACACCCATGTTAACGTAGTCAATCATGCAGTTTTCCAGTGTTAAGTAGTTGTGATTGATACATTGCACAGCAGTTGCGCTGTCAAACCACTGGCAGTTGGTAAACTTGATGCTTTCTCCACCATAACGGTTGGCAGTATCGTTGTCCGAGCGGTCAATGTACACACAGTATCCTGGTGATGAGAAGAATCTGGCATTAGCAACAGTCAGATTTGTACAGCTTAGCGCCTTCCATCCATATTGATTCTGGATAAACACACATTCCAAAAGCGACGAATCCAAGCAGTTTTTTGTTTCCAGTCCAATGTTACCGCGAAACGTGCATCTGAAAAGCTGGAATGACCGTATGAATGTACCCTGACTTTGGTTTTCTATTTTCAACCCCGGTTTAGTTGCTGTCCCCTCAAAAACAAGGTTACTCGCTGTGAAATAAGCATCATCTTCACTTGTGGTTGCCGATATATTTTGCAAGGGTGCATTCAATTCTTTGTAGTGAAACCCTTTTAAAACTGCATCCCCATTAGAAAATATCTGCACCTTGCCGCCTACTCCAGTCATGGACTCCAAGTTGTATCGTCCTGGTGGGAAATACACTGGTTTTCCAGCAGCTGCGGTAATAGCCGCGACTGCTGCGTCACTGTCATCAGTTATGCCATCACCGACAGCCCCGTAATCCTTAGGATTGTATAGATATGCGTTAGGGTTAGCCAATCCACCTGTTGTAGCTGTTGTATATGGGATTGGGTCAGCTCCGTCGGAAAGATGGCTTGTACCATGCTGACCCGGTATGGAGTCACCCGTAGCTGTAATGATAATCCGGTCATCCTGCGGGTTAGTGGTAACCGCAATCCCAGTGCGGCCTTCGATGGTCAGGACGTCCTCTTTGTCGTCAGCTACCACGTCCAATCGACCAGGAACCTTTATCGTTTTAAATGCAGACTTCGCAAAATTATCATCAGAGTACTTTTTAGCGTTAGCTTCCGCTTTATCCGCTTTTAACTGTGCGCCTTGCGGTGTCTCATATCGCGGCTTAGTTTGGGATGCAATATCTTCACTCGTGTTATTTCGCCATGGAAGTGTCATGGTTTGCCTCCTTTCCTAGTCTGTCGGGAATATGATGGAATCCAATGGTATTAACGTATTGTTTGTAATTCCATCCACATAAACCGTCCCGTTTACTGCCACGACAACAGCCCCGGTACCATATGTCCCATCACCTTTGCTAAAGGCAACGACGAAAGACATATTTTGAGTCGGCCTAAATCCCGCAGGAAGCGTGAATATGGTCGTTCCATTGGTAACCGTACCCCCAGTGATTGATCCGCGTATATGCACGATTCCATCCGTTTTTTTAATGTATCCCACAGTGCGTCCTGTATAACTCGTCCAACTGTTGGCGAATGTCACTGCCGCCCACCCGGTAGATCCTGCAGTGATGTAGCCCTGTGCCTTGACGTATGCCGTGGTTGCAATCTGTGTGGTATTCGTTGCCGTTGCCGCTGTGGGCGCTGTAGGCACTCCGGTTAAGTCCGGGTTTGTAAACATAGTGGTCTTGCTCTCATTTGTTACATTTCCAAGCCCTACATCCGATTTAGTCAGCGTCACAACACCCGTTTTACCAGATACACTCTGCACTGGCGACATAGGAGTAAGCAACTCCTGCCAGTTGGATAACACTGTGGGATCATTTACCCTCAGTATGAACGACTTGCTAAGGTCAGTACGCACGGCCACATCACCCGTCTGGGCTTCAAGCGCCAGCATTTCAGCTTCAGCAGCGACAAGGAATGTATCCGTTACCGCTATAGCTGGTACAACCACAGCGTCAAGTTTACCGTTTACGCCCAATACAGGCACATTCCCGGCCGCTGTACCCGCATCCAAATAAGCAGAGTTGCCAGCGTCATAGACCTTAGATAGCGGTATAGGATCAATATCAACGGGCCCGGTTGCTGTTATAGTAACTGAACGTCCGTCAGGGTCCTTTGTTACACGGATACCAATACCTTGGATAATCGTAAATTCTGTCATCGGGGCATTAGCCGGGATACCGTTAATGACCGTGTAAGCGTTTTGGTTGACCTCTGCGCCCCACTCAATTCCATCTAGCTTGTTATGGTCTGTCTGAGTTACATGGACTGTCTGATCAGCGGTATGAGCCTTAAAACGGTCGTCCAGAGCGTCAGTGTACTCTTTGGAATCCTGTTCCGCTTTGTCAGCTCGTTCCTGCGCTCCAAGTGGCGTTTCATACCTGGGGTCCAGTTCCGCCGCTGTGTTTTCGCTCGTGTTGTATTTCCAAGGATATGGATTCCCCATCGGCTACCACCTTTCCTCGATCACATACCGTTCATATCCACTTGTAGCCGTGCGGTAATCCGCTAACAATTGCTGGTATCGAATATCGAAGTTATTGTTATCTGGCGCTATATCCCGGAGCACACCATATACAAGCAACATATCCCAATCTGGGTCAAACCCTGTTGTTGATCCCATGTCCGCTACCGTTATTTCTGGATAGACTGGTGTGTAAAATATCTTAATCCCGTAGGCCTTAGCATATTTCGGCGGTGGAAATATACCGATCTGACCAGCTACAAAGTAGTAATATGGTCGTTTCATACGCTCGTTAAACTGCCTGAGCGGTATCCTATGCCAATCTCGGCTATCATCCATACCATCGGAACCATCATATATTGCGTGTCTTATATCGACGTCTGTGACGTTTCCCGGCGGACATGGCAGATCATATAAGCCCTCGCCCACAACGGTGTCTATGGCTTCTTCAAATACTTCTGATTGCTGCTGTGCTGCGGTTGGCGAACGCAACAGCATATCTCTTACATTAGTCAGCTTCCGCAAGATAGACACGACTGGGGTTTTGTTCTCCGGTAGCTTCTCGACTATTTCTTCTACTACATCCTGTACGCGCATAGTGGCACCTCTCTTAGTACAGCGCTAAAATATTGGTTGCTGTCGTCCCAGTCGCTTTGATTCGTTTAGCAGGTAAAAATAACGGTACGCCTGCTGGTACAGCCTTAATTGTTACTACATTACCTGACGGGCTTACAACAGCCACATCGCCGCCTACACCGCAGTAAATACCTACACACTTACCGTCAGGCAAGTCCGCTGTATCGATTGGTGTGACATCTACATAATCACTTGCCTGTTTTACGGGTAGCGGATCTAATCGGCTTGACATTCTCGTGCTCATCATCTTCACCTCTCGTTTGCTTTACTATGATTTCAAGCAGCTCATTTGTCCGCTGCTGCTCCTTAACAAGCGCGTTTAAAGCATCAATCTCCATCCTGTACGACATTACAAGTACCTCCTATACGCAAAAAAGGGAGCTTTTTAGCTCCCCTTCTTCTCCATCAATCCATTGTTAAACAGAAAATCACGCATGCTGTTAAAGTTGGTAACCATGTCCTTTTGGGCGTCGTTAAAGTCCTCCAAAACCTTAAGCTTCGCAACATACTCATGCTTTGCGCCACCAGCTTTAGGATTAGTTACTGTCCATTCAACATCCCCTTTACGGCTCACGGTGCCACCACCTTTACTTTCCAACTACCGGATGCGAGGTCTACTGTCGCTCCAGTTGGGTTGAACAAGGAAAATTTAATGGCATTAGCAGCAGATACATAAGCTTGTACCTGTACGCCTTGCAGATCGTATGGAGGGAATACCTCTACACGTCTGCCAAGGACAGCACCAGTTACAGTAATTGCACTGGACACTGCTCCGGTCATCGTAGCCAAGGAAGGAGGATCAAACGTTACTGTCGCTGCAATAACATTCGAGCCTCCTACTGGTTGGCCTGCTACTGTTAATCGTTCAACGCTTAATGCAGTAAATTTTGTTTCGTCCAAGATAATCGCTCCTTATGATGGATTGTGTCCATAGATAAACCATGGGGCTAGGAAGCCACTTGACCAACGTCCGACAACTTTAAATTTAGCAATCTCATCATCAAAACCAGTCATTGATCCGTTTTCTGGCTTACGTCTCCAGAACCACTTGTTAAGTTCTTTCATTTTTGCGCTGTCCGCTGCAAACCATGCTTTACGGTTTTTCAGATATGGATCAACAATTACAGTAATCAATCCTTCATACACATTAATGTTATGGTTTGCATTCCCCGGTTCGTATCCTTCACCCTTACCGTCAATTCCAGCAATCTGCCAAGCTGTACGAGCATTATAAGGTGCAACAATGAGCGTGTCAGGAATTGTAGCCATAAGAACACCGCGATCATCAACCCACTCTTGCATAGCTACGGATGTGTCATCCCATGCGTCAATGCTCAATTCAGCTGTACCTTTGTTAGACTGAACATCCGTGGAATTAGTCGGGCTATAAGGATGATCTGTCGCGCAGAGTGGCTTACCGTCAGGCCCGGCTGAATTGTATGGAGAAGCTAAATAGTCACTGCCTACTGCAGTAAAAGCAAGCTAAATAGTCACTGCCTACTGCAGTAAAAGCATTAGCCAGGAATTCAACTGCCTGCATTTGTTGAGTCTTATGGACTGCATTAGAAAGACTCTGAATCTTTCTTTTAATTTCAGCAACCTTCATATCATCTACAAGGTCACGGTCAATTTCGCGTCCCAACGAATACTTTTGGTTGCGAATACGAACTGGCCATAATTCTCTTACAGCATCATAGTACACTTGGTTGTTGGACTTTTCCCAAGGTACCATCAGACCTTCACCACCAACGCCGTCAAACGATTCTGAGTCTTTGTCACTGTTAAGCACATCATACAGAATAGGGATAAAGTCTTTGCCTTTCGGCTGACTCATGTCATATACACCTCTAAAAATTGCCTCTAACGTTCTTGCATCCCATTGAAGTTTAGTTTGAATTGCTCCGCCACCCATGATTGTTATCCTCCTCTATTATGAAAACTGACGCGACTTGAATTTAACAAATGCCGTCGCCGTGTTTGTATTGATATTCAGTACTGCGATTGCCCCACCTGTAACAGTTGCGGCGTTTAGAGACAGACCATCTGCCGATATAGTTACACCAACAACGCCTTCTTTAAAAGCAGCATCAGGCGTTCCAGTGTATGGAGCGGAAAACCAATCCCCAGGAGTAATTAGGGTTACATCAGCTTCTTGATCTGTACCCGCTTTTACATTGTTGTTAAGAATTCCACCTGGTGCGTCCGTACCGCTTGCCTTTGTCCATCGGCCATTAACCAATTTAACTGCTTCTCCAGCTGCACCAGCCTCAGAATTAGTAAATAGTTTGTCTGTAATACGAGTTCCGGCTGATTTAAAATCATTTAGTGCAAAAGAAAAACCTTGAGCCATTTATGAGCCCTCCTTATTTTGTTTTTGTTCCATATTTTTTTAATAGTTTGGTTGGTACACCAAATAAAGCTCCACCAGCCAAAATTCCTGAATCAATCTCAGGTTCCATATCTGGCGCCGCATCTTTTTCCACCTGCGATCTTTTGTTCAGGCGTTGTTGCTTGATTACTGCCTGCTCAGTGCGCTTACGTTCATCGGCAATGATCTTGTCCCGATTGGTAACTTCGAACGCATGAATAGGCTTGTAACCCAGCTCAATGAGTGCGTCCATTTCCGCTGTAAGCCACTCCGGTTTTTCTCCTTCGGCCGGTGCATTCTCAACTAGCTCAGGATGCTGATTAAACAACTCTTCCCAGCCTTTCAGTAACTGTTGCTGCTGCGCTTCCTGCTTTTGCGTCTCCTGCGACTTGGATTCACGCTCCATCACTTCCTTAGCCTGCTGTAGCAAAGGATGCGCGTCCAAGTACCTTTCAACATAGTCAGGATCAAGCCCGGCGTTTTCTACTTCTTCACGAAGCTGTTGCTTGAGATAATCAAAATCATCCTGCTTTTTTTGTATTGCTTGCTGCTCGATTTTGTCCAAGTTGGCGAGGTATTCGTCTGCTTTTTCAAACCCGGCGAGTTTGGCTGCTCGCTGCAAGGCTTGTTCAGCTTCGGTTCTACGTTGGCGCTCCTTGTCCAGACCGAAACCCTTCTGTACTAGCTCAGGGATTTGGTCATCATCGACTTCAATCTCTTCTTTGTTAACTTTGACTCTGAGCTTCTTGGGTTCGTCCGCTATGGCTGGCGGCTCTTCCTCTGGCTCGGCGTCTTCCTGCTCCGGTTCGTCTTGATCTTCGCCCATTGGTTCATCCTTAATGATTCCGAATTCCCTCAAAGCTGCGTTGATATCGACGTCCGGCGTATCTGGTGTTTCATTAGGTTGAACTTCCTCACTATGGCTGGTGGGTTGTTCGAATACTTCATCTTCCATTTGTGTTGCCTCCTATCGGATAAGCTGCTATGGCTGGCAGCAGAGATAAGCAATATAAAAGGCGCTAGGATTCTCACCTAACGCCCGCGGTATTCATTTGATTCATCAGCCCACCAGCTACCTTGCTGGCTTCAATGTCCAATTTCTGTTGCTGCACCTGCTGATTGAACTCCCGGTCTTGCTGCTCCTGCATCTGCTTTTGTCCAGTCAGCTCACCAAGCTGTTGCTGCATCTGCTGGTTCTGCTGTTGAAGCTGTTGGAATTGCTGTTGCATTTGTTGTATCTGCTGTTGCATACCAGATTCTTCCTGAACCCTACGCTTGATAACGTCCATAGGCTCCATACGTCCATTTTGGATGGTGTACCGGACGGCCTCACCGTCGATCATAGGCATCTGTGTTACTGGGTCCTGCATTTGAAGCATATTAAACGCCATCTGTATCCAGTATTCACGGTCATGTGGCTTGTCGCTGCTAATGTTGACCAGTATGTCGAAGGTAGGGACATATTCCTCAACAACCTGTCTTACGTCCGGAATTGGCTCGCCTGTTTCGGGATCAACTGTCATTTCGCCAGTATCATACTTAGTCGAAACACCGGATATGATCGAATCACGGCTTACGCTTATTGAACGCCCTGTGACACGCGCAATCCGCTCTTCCGTATAGAACTGAGCCATTAACTCAATGTACTGCTCGTACATGTCCTGTAGGGCTTCTTCGATGGTATCCGTTACAGTATTTAGCCGGGTGCTGGCTGCCGCCATAAGGGACTTAGCTTGCTCCCCTGACTTCACGTCACTGCTAGCCTGACCATTGGCACTATCAAATTGCCCCGGTATCTTTTGGAGCATTTGCAGATAGTATTGCTGCATGTTAAGCACAGTAGCAGGAACATTGATGCCTTGTAGTTCTCTAATCTTATTGCCAGATACTGCACCTGGAGCCGTAGGAAGCATAGCGCCCGGCATAGAACGTAACTCTTTCCAAGTATTCACCTGTTTTGAGTTAATGGCACCTTCTTCATATATAGTTCCACCGTTACCTTGTTTAGCCGTAGTCTCTACAGCCAACTCCGCGAACTTGTTTAACATTATCTGAGGCTTAATCATGTCCCTTACAAAACCCTTGCCCCATACATTACGCTCGTCAGGGAACAATGTACGGGCTGTAAAAGGGTATTTACCATGGTCATAAACATATGCTTTATGCTCAAGAAAAACACCATCTGCACTTATGTAAATGCAGTGTACTCCATCCATATTGCCTTCTGCTTTGGCGTAGGACTCTGATGGGTCTTTGCCTTCATCTAACTTTTTCTCTGCCTGTTCTCGGAAAATCTCTCTATCATCGGCGCTCACCATCTTAGGTAAGCCGCGATACCAGTACTCAAGTAGTCCAGCAGTCTGCGACTTCTCCAGCCCAGTTCCATAGCTGGCTCCATAGTCTCGGTTAAATCCTTCGCTATTCACGCCCGAGTGATTGAATATCTCAATATCATCCGTGTCTTCATCAGATTTGACCTTTTTACCTTGTGATGGAAACCGATCTTTGAAATACTCCAGCGTCTTGCGGGATTTAACGATAACAGCGCCCATGTCTTGAAGGTTAATAAAATCCTTCACTCTCGGATCAGGAAAGAATGTACCCAGATCCACGGGAATGATATCATTCTGACCAGTGAACCTATTTTGACCTCTTCCACCCTCAACCGTAGGATCATAGATGGTTTTGAATATCAACGGACCGTGGATAACCATCCGCCTAATCGCCCGGATATACTTCTGCTTGAACTTAATCTGCCTGAGTTCATACGGCATATAGTCGTTCAAGTCAGATGCTTTCTGCTCGTCTCCTTCTTCCTGTGCCTGAAAATCAGGGTAAGGCGCCCAACCAGTAAGCTTGCCGACAATAGACTCCACTTGACTGTAGATAATGTTGTCTACGCTATTAGGACGCTTACGGGATACTGCTTCTGTTCGTAGCCCGTGCCAGTGATCGCCCATGTAGAAGCGCTGTTCTTCCTGCCAATGCGCTTCTACTGACTGTCTGCTGGACTTGAACTCGTTGAAATCCCTCTGCACCATAGCCACAATCTGCTGTTGCTGTGGTGTATTGATAGGCTCTACAGACGGCTTATCTTCTTCGGTTCCAAATATTCCAGCGAATTTATTCTTAGCTTTTTCTAGTACAGTTGACATCTAATCACCCCTTTCACGCAAAATAAAAAGCCGCTAGTGGCGACTCGTGTCTTTATTATCTTCAATGTCAGGATCGTCATGGTAGCTCAGTGGTTCGCGCTTTGGCTTGTCATCCACTACTACAGGCTGCTGATACGCCTTATACTCGTTGTAATCCTTAGCCATCAACTTATTAGTCAAGTCTCTTATCGTGTCTTGTTGCACCTTTGTAATGCGGTATAAAAGCACACCAGCCGCACACATGCCAACTGTAAATACACCAGCTATAAACTGTATGTCTGTCATTGTCTCACCTCACCAGAATGTTTCTGCGCTCAATCCGTCTCTATCATCGTCGTCAGCATCAAAATCCCTGTTCCCTTTGCCCTCCGGTATAGCAGCCCATGGCGTATCGTTGTACACCATCGTATGCACCAGTTCCCCAGCAATGGAGATTGTGTCCACCTGATCGTCATGTTTACCACGTGGGAAACTCAATAGCTCATCCTCAAAGTCAGTCAACCATGGCGCATCCTCGCGGTGATAAACCTTGCCTACCTCATAACGTGCAGCTATCGGTAAGCTACGAGTAACCTTGTCCTTGTCCACTTTGATCGGCATCACACTCATGCCTTCACGGGTCATTTCTTGTATCAAGTTGGTGCCAAAGGTCTTATCCTCAATCGCTTGGAACGCTGGCTTATAGCGATAGTTCTGCTCCTTCATCAGCGGCTTTTGGTCAGGACCTGTGATATGCGTCCGGTACACGTCATAAATCAATATGTCATTGTCTGGAGTAACATAAAAAGTCGTGACGACAAAGTAATCATTGATGGTCTTTTCACTGTTTGCAGTGTCAACCGTCTGGAATACTTTGCATCGCGACTTTTCGTATCGTTTCTCGCCAACGATAAAATATTTGGTTATGACGTGCTCTGTTTCCTCTTTAAAGTAACGGAAGTGCTTCCGCTTGAAGATTGTACCGCCTGCCGCGCTTGGTCTCTGTTGATACAAGGCATTGAATACATATGAGCCAACGTCCGATTTAATCTGATCGAGACGCGGAACATCAAAGCCAAATTCAGGCCAAAGCGCCTCTCCAGGTTCTCGGCCTAAGTAATCATTATCCTCAGCTAGTGCCGGGAAGTTGATTACCGTCCAACGCTCGCCCTTATGTGTTCCTTCACGTATCTCGTCAGATTCTTTCTTCAATAGGCGCCCAACTAGGTCATCCTCGTGCCATCGTGTCATAACAACAATAATGCGTCCGTCAGGTGTTAAACGTGTGTACAGTGTTGATGTGTACCAACTCCATAATCCCTCACGTATAACCTCACTATTGGCTTCCTCAGCGTTTTTTAACGGGTCATCAATAATAGCTATGCGCGCGCCCTTACCAGTGATAGGACCACCGACACCAGCAGCATTCACACCACCGCGATATCCATCTATGCCCCATGATTCAGCAGATTGCCGGGCAGATGATATCTTAACGCCAAATACAGATTCACGGTCTACAAAGGTGTCTCGTGCAATCCGGTTATTGTCTCGACTGAGTGACAGAGCATAGGAAGCGAGTATAATTTCATCATTCGGGTTTCTGCCAATGTGCCATGCAGGAAACTTCTTGGACACCCTCTCTGATTTACCATGACGCGGTGGCATCGTTACAATCAATCGTTTGATCTTGCCAGCAGACACATCCATAAGCGCCTTATCAAGCACATCTAAATGCTTACCCTCTGCATCCCTACCCTCGCTATCGTAGTCAATGAAGAAACCAAAATCATGCTTGGCTAGTATCTCCCATTGCCTACTGAGTGGTACCGGCTTGCCGTTTCCATAGCTCTTTAAGAAGCTCTGCACTGTATTGGTCTGTTGTGATGGTTTGTTCGATATTGTACTCATAGTTATGATTC